CGTCGCTTTCGGGTGGAGGTTACACTTTTAACCCGAGCAATAATCCATCCCTTTCGGGCTACGCGGCTGTCAACTTCACGGTTCCTGCGGGTGGTGACTGTCAGGTAAAGATTACGTTCCAAACGGGCCTAACTCTGCCCGTCAATGGCGTCGTCGCCGTTTCGCAGGTTCAGATTAACTCCGGCACCAACAATGCCAGCACCTACCTCAACTCCTCTTACCTCCCGAGCGTCAACTGGACTGCGGGTGGCAACTCAAGTCCTGTCAGTCTCAACAGTGCGGCCAGAGAGGTCACCGTTGTCCCAATGCAGTCGGACGGGAGCCCTGTCACTGCTAACACGCTGAAGGCACTTCAGTCGTACTTGGACGGCGCACGAGAGGCGAACTTCCAAGTCAACGTTATCAACCCAACCTACGTTCCGATTGACATTCAGTGGTCGGCGAAGGCTGCGCTTGGCTACGACACTGCCTCGGTCACCGCTGCTGGCAACACGGCCCTTGAGACTTACCTTAGCCCGGCCTATTTCGGTGGTGGCACCAACTCACCCCCTATTTGGGACTCCAACCAAAACTACGTTCGCTACCTTGACCTTGCTGGCTACTTGGACGACGTAGAGGGAATCGCCAACATCATCAGCCTCACGGTGAGAGTTGCTGGCGGAACCTTCGGGACTTCCGACATTTCCCTAGGCAACCTTGGAGGCATCCCGGTTGTGCATAGCGTTACTGGCACGGTCACGTCCAGCACCTCTGCGGCTTACGAGGTGGGCTAATGAGCACGGGGCTAACTCCCACTCAGGCAGCAAACTTGCTGGCTGACAAGAATACCAGTCACCTGTATCACTCGGTCCCGCAGTTCATTCAGGACAACGATGCAACTAACGGCTATCCCCTGCTTGGTTGGATTTCATCGTTTGCCCTGCTTCTTACTGACCTAGACGTCCTGATGCGTGACAACTACGGCAACGTGACTGCACCGGGTTGGTCGCAGATTCTCGATGTAAACCGCTGCCCCGACTATGCGCTTCCTTGGTTGGGCCAGTTGCTTGGAGTCCGCCTTCAGTACAACCCAAATCAAACTAACGCTCAGATGGTAGCATCTTGGAAGTCCGCCATTCAGGGCCATGCGGGTTTTCAGCGTGGGACCGTGGCATCCATCAAGTCGTTTGTGGCGTCAACCCTGACTGGCCTTTGGCAGTCAAGCGGGAGCACCACCACCGTTTCCTCAAGCGAAATCATTGTGCTTGAGCGAACGCAAACCACGGCTGACTCCCTGACTGGCATCAGGACGTCCTATACGGTCGAACCCTATCATTTGACCGTCCTTGCCCCGACCAACAAAATTCCGCTTCTTTCCTACGCAAATTTGGAGGCGGGCCTTTCAGTTGATAACTACAGCACGCTTAATGGGCTGTATTCGACTTACGGGGCGTTTCCCAACGGAGCCACCTACACGCTTGTCCAGTTGCAAAACTATCAGCCCGCTGGATTCATTACCTACTTTGGAGGATACTAATGCCATCTACTAGCCGTATGGGTCTGCGTTATCCAGACTCGACCTACGCTGCGAATGTCCCAGCCGACATGAGCAACCTCGCCAACGACGTGGCTTCTAACGCCGCTGGTTACGTAGTTTCAGCCTCCACGTCAGCACCCAACACCGTCTACGACGGTCTGATTTGGCACCAGAGCGACACCAACCTGACCTTTTTCTCCTACAGCGGCATCTGGTATTCAGTTGGTCTCAAGCCGCACCTGACGGCTTACATCGCTTCTGGCTCTTACACCTTAGTTTCCACCATTTCGGGAGACTCGAATGGCGCTGTCGGCAATACGGTCGCCTTCGACACCATCACTGCTAACGGTAACGGACTCACCTTGTCCTCCAACTCCATCTCCATTCCCTCTAACGGCATTTACCGAGTTTCGGGAACGCTGACGGCCGGGGCCAACGTGGCGGGTGCCTACAACATGGGCGCTGCCATCAACGGCAAGTTGGGTACCGGAGGAACGCTAACCAACATTGCTTACGGCCCACGAATTTCCACGGGTGGCACGAGTGCTACTGGCGGTGCCGTGACGCTCGGAGCCAACATGGGCGTTTCATTTAGCGCCGTAATCAGCGTAATCGGCGCATCATCGGCTACCCCGTATCTGGTGAGCATCGGGTTCCGGAGCAACGTCCCTAGCACCACTACCACTGGCAACAAGCCGACCATTTCAAATAGCAACACTTCAGCAGACAACTACGTCTCCGTCGAACTTGTGAGTTTCTCCTAATGTCTGATGCACGCCAGAACATCGTTGACTGGGCCAAATGGGGCGTTGAGCACCACGGTCAGGCCAACTACACCGAAGGCCCGACTCGCATGGAGGGCGTTCACAAGCCGGGCGTTCTTCCCTTCGATGCCGATTGCAGCGCATTCTTTACCTATTGCTACTCATGGGGAGGCGCTGCCGACCCGAATGGTCAGGGCTACAACGGCACCGGCTACACCGGCACGCTCCTTGCTCACGGCACCGAGATTCCCCTTGAGCAAGTCCAGCCCGGCGACGCCATCGTTTACGGCCCGGGAACGGGCGACCACGTTGCCATGGTCGTTGAGGCTGGACCCGACCCGCTGACTGTCTCGCACGGTCAGCAGGGTGACCCAAACTACTGTCGCGTCTCTCAGGACGGCAGGCAGCCCCAGCGTTACCTTCGATTTGATACCACCAATATTAACAACGGCACTAGCCCGTATGCACCATCCCCGAACCCCTCTAAGGAGACCCCTATGGCCGTCACTCAGGTCATTACCGATTTCAAGCCCGGTCTTCAGCATGTCATCCAGATTTCTGGTGGCGTCCTGTATCACAAGTGGCGCAATACCGATGGCAAGTGGACCAATGAGGTCCTTGCTGGCCCACAGGGCGGCAGTGCCAAGGTGACCGCAAAGTTCGTTGGGCAGCCGCAGGTCGCTATCGCTGGACAGCAGATGGTGATTACCGCTGAGGCCGACAACGGAGCCGTCTTCTACTTCGCTCAGAGTGTCAACGGCACCACTTGGGGCGCAGTTCAACTGCCGTAAGGAGTCAGCCATGCTGGCACTTATGAAGTTAACTGTTTACGACTGGGCTAACTACATTTCGGCCATTATCGGAATCAGCCTGTTTGTTTTTGGGGCAGTCCGTTGGTTTCATCGGGCTATGGCGAGGAGTATTGCAACTCAATTTGATGAGATTCGTCGTGAAGTCACCCCCAATGGAAAGGACACCCCAAGTTTGGGAGACACCGCTGCTCGCACGGAAGCAAAGTTGGACCAAGTTATTGAGACGCTGGCACACCTAGATGAAGAACTAGACGAGGTTAAGGACAAGTTGATTCGTCATCTCGGCTGGCATGAAGGCATTAAGGAGAACGGGGACCACTACTAATGGTCATCGCTCTTATCGCAGCAGGTTGCATGTTGATTCAGGACACCCTGAACTCGCTCAAAGTACAGGCTCAGTCACGCCGTCATGGTTGGATGGCTGGGTGTATTGATGTTGTTTCGTGGCTGTGTTTTCTGTTGAGCACCAAGTTTTCGCTTGATGCAATCAATGGTCACTCAACCACTCAAAAGGTCATGGTTATCGGACTCGTGTCCTGCTCCAACCTCTTTGGCCAACGCCTTGGAGAATCGGTGGGACGCAAGTTTGTTGCTGATACTGAATCAAGCATTGATGTAAAGCAAAACAAGAGAATTGAGACTATTGAGGACCACCTAGGTTTGGGGGAGCAGTAATGCGTGAAGCAGGCAAGAGGGGAAAAATGGCGGCAGAACTGCCGATGATGGGGACCCTAAAGGACTACGCTAGTGCGTCGTTCCCAACCCCGCCGAGAACGTTTGACTATTCACACACTGTATCAAATTACCCAATGGCACTCAACGACAAGTTGGGAGACTGCACCATCGCTGGTGTTGTTCACCTGCTTCAGTTGGCCTACGCCGAAGTGGGAGAAACATTCAATTACCCGGGCGATGACGCCGTTGAGGAGACCTATTTCACCCTTTCTGGGGGCGAGGACTCCGGCTTGGTGGAACACTCTGTCTTGCAACACTGGCTCAAGAACGGCTTGTTTGAGACCAACATTGTTGGCTACGCACCGGTAAACATTCGTGACCCCAAGGAAATGGCTGACGCCCTGTACGCCTTTGGCGCTCTGTACCTCGGAGTTGAAATGCCCACCGAGGCCGAGCAGCAGTTTGAGACCCATCAAAATTGGCACATTGACGCCAATTCCGGCCCTCCGGCCGGGGGTCACTGTGTCGTCGCCACCGGGGCAAGTCCTTGGGGACTGGAAATTATTACATGGGGAAGCGTCACTTCCCTCTCTTGGGAATGGTGGCAGCGTTACGCCTCTGAGGCGTGGGTTGTTATCCCCGAAATTTACGTTGAGGCTGGGCATGGCCCGGTCTGGAGTGTAAACCTTCCGCAACTTCAGAAAGACCTAAGGAGTCTCTAATGGGTGACGTTATTCTGCAACCCGGCGATGCCATTCTTACCCACAGCAGGGGGCTCTACGCTCACCTGATTCGCTTCGGTCAGCGTCTTCGCTGGAAGAACACTCGGTACAACCACGCTGCCCTCATCGAGAAGATTGAGGACGGTCAGATTTGGTGCATCCAGATGGCCCGTCGTGGTCAGAGCGTGCGGATTCAGGACGTTGCCCCGGGCGGCGACCTGCTTGCAATCAAGGCCCCCGAGGGCGTGGACAGGGCTAAGGCCGTTGCCTATGCCCAGCGTCAGGTCGGCCTCAAGTACGGCGTGCTGACCATTTTCAGCATTGCTTTCAACATCCTGACTCCCCGTTGGCTGCGTGTTGACGTGCGTCGCAACAACACTCTGATTTGCTCGGCTCTCGTTGCTCGCTCTTGGGAGCACGGCGGCTGGGACTGCCCCACCGACCCATTCCAGATTACCCCAGCAGAACTAGAAATCATGTTTGCCGCTGAAGGCAAGAAGATTAATGCCTGAACCCGTTGCTCCGCATGCCGTAACCCGGACCCTCACCGAGACGGTGTGGTATCCCGAGCACAGCCCTCGTAGGGCTTCGGCTGAGTACAAGCGTGTCCACAACCACCTCGTCTACGAACTGGACGAGCCTTGCTGGATTTGTGGAGTTAGGCAGTCTCAACTGCCCAAGGGCGAGCACATGGAAACGCACCACTGGAAGATTGAGTGGGCCCTTGTCAACTCTGTGGACTCCACCAAAATTCTAGCCGATTTCCCAGAGATGGGCGAGGCTGATGACCCTCATTTGAGGCATTGGCTTGACAGCGAGGGTAATATGTTAGTGTTGTGCGAAGCGCATCATCGGCATGGCCTTGTTGGCATTCATTCTATTACATACCCGGCTTGGGTGGCCCAACGCTGGTTTCAAGACAACTGGAGCCTTACCGAGGGAGGTAAGTAAATGCCTTTTACCACCGTCACCGTCACCGGAACCATCAAGGACCCTCAGGGCAACCCGTCGGTGGGCACAACGGTCAAGTTCAACCTGACCTCTAGCCTCACCTCAATGGACGACGGCATCGTGGCCTCGGCTTCGCCCGTTGAGGCTCAAACCGACGCACTCGGGACGTTCAGCATTGACCTGTACGCTACCGATGACGCCACGACCCAGCCCAAGGGTCAGGTCTACCGCTGTGAGGTCCAGACTCCGAATACGTCAACGATGTATCAAGTGGGAACTTTCCCGGCAACCTACTTTGCCCTTTCGGCATCGGCAGCACCCACAATTGACATTACAAACTTACTTTACAATCAAACTACGCCAAATGCGATTCTGACCACCATCATTCAGGCTAAGGGAGACCTTATTGCCGGTGCCGGTTCTAATGCTCCGGCTCACCTCGCAGCAGGTACGAATGGTCGTGCTCTAGTCACAGATTCTACCCAAACCGTTGGCCTCAAGTGGGGCTATGCGATAAACTACGGAAACACCCCGCCAACATCAAACGTACAGGTCGGAGACCTATGGTTTGATACCAGCGGCCAGTAACAGGAGACTTACTATGCTTGTCCAACTTGGAAATGTCAGCCCGGCCGCTGGGCTTTCCCCCGATGGGGCCCCCTCGGTCACTTACATTAACATCCCCGAAGACTACTCGGTCACCGAGGTCAGCGACATTAAGAACATTGCGCTTGACCTTGCCCGTGGTGGTTCTGTCACTCGACTTCCCGGTCACGAGGCTTTCGTCAGCGTCGTGCACGGTGCCGGTGCGTGGCAGTCTCAGTCCACCGAGAACCCGCTCTGGGCGTGGTCGGACAACGCTGTGCTTCAGAGCCAACTTCAGGCTTTCTACGGCGTCGGCGACCGTCCTGAGTATTTTGAGGAGTCCTACCACACCCTTGCTGGTGCCCCGGGCGTCGTGCCTGCTGTGGCCGGTGTCAAGAACGTGGAGATGCTTCTTACCAACTCTGGTCGTAACCTTTTTGCTCAGGGCCTCTTCGGCGCTGGCACTGGCGCAACCCTGACGGAGTACGTCGGCTCGTTCACTGGAGCCACCTCGTCCACCCTCACGGGCACGGGCCTCGGAAGCATTGCCAGCAACGTCGCTGGTATGCGCGTCATCATTTCCAACACCGCCACGAGCCCCTACGGCTACTACGGCAACGTCATTAGCGTTTCTTCGGGCACGTTGACTGTTGACGGTTGGTACCCGCTTGGCGCTGGTGGTCAGAAGGCCACGGGTAGCGCTCCTGCCTTCACCACGGGCGTGTTCACCATTGTGACCGGCATTGCCCCGGCGTGGTACATGGCGCTGGCTACTGGTGCTGCCACCCCCGCCGCCACCGACACCAGCCTTACCGGTGAAATTACCACTGCTAGCGGTGGCCTTATCCGTAAGGCTGCGGCTTCGTCGTTTACCACCGTGTCCGGTACGTCCACCACCGTTACGCTTACGGCCACTTGGACCGCTAACGGTTCGGACTCGCTCCCGGCGACGGTGACCCGCATCGGCGTGTTCAACTCGTCGGTTGTGAGCGACATTAGCAATACCATGATGTTCCACACGAGCCTGAGCGCTTCGGCCACCCTGTCCGCCTCTGGCGACCAGTTGACGGTGACCGACACCATCACCGGCCCGTAGTTGTTTGGTTGGGGGGTCGGGGCAACCCGACCCCCCGCTAACATCAAGGAGACAATGTGGCAGTAGCGCAGGTTCAGAACGGGTCCAACAAGGCGACCACGGCAACTAACACTATTTCTGTCACTCTTGGCGCTGCTCCTACCAATGGCAACATGCTGTTGGCTCTTTTCGCCACCAACGGTGGTACGCCCACGCTTAACACCCCTACGGGTTGGACTCGGCAGGCTGCTAACACCACCGGTAACGCTAACGAAAACGTTTACCTCTATTACAAGTGGGCTTCCAGCGATAGCGCCACCGTTACGTTCACTACGACGGGTAACTTCACGACGGCTGGCCTCACCGTTATTGAACTCAGCGGTGTGGCTGGTGGAGGTGCCGGTAGCCCGTTCTCCTTGACTCCGTTGTATTTGAGTAGCGCAACGACCACGGCATCTCTACTGTTTACCAACGGTCTCACTATTGGTTCAACGGGCTCATACATGATGAGCATGATGGCCGGTGTTGGCGGAGGTACCGGTCAGGCTTCCTTCGCCTCAAGCAACCCCGGTGGTTCTTTTACCGTTTCAACCATTGTCTCTGGTAACGCCACCACCACCTTCACCACCACCAACCTTCTTCTGCTGGGAACCAACACGACCTCAAGCACAACTTGGTCGTGGGGCACGCAGCGCACTGCTGGTGCTTACGTTTTTGCCATCAAGGCCAAGGTCATCGCTACGGCGACGGCAACTGAAAGCATTGCCACCCTAACGGACAGCATTACGCAACGTAAATCAACAGAGACCCGAGTTGTCACAGAGACAATGACTTCTATGTCTGAGTCGCTCACTCGTGGTTCGCTTGCTTTGAGTCGCAGTGTAAGCGACACCATTTCAACGCTGCTGGAGCAGGTGACGACTGCCGTCAAGCGCACTCCAAACGAGTCCATGACGACGCTCACTGATGCAGCAGCCGCAGCCGCCGCCGTTCGTTCTAGGGCCGCTAGCGACACAATTAGCACGTTGACTGACAGCGCAACCCGCATCGCCTCGATTGCTAAAACGGTAACCGAAAATGTAAGCACACTCAACGATGCCGCTTCTGGGAAGTCCAAGGTCGGTGGCGTTGGTTACGACAGCATCACACCCTTGACCGATGCAGACGCTCGGCAGGTTTTGCTTCCTCGCACAGTTGTTGAGAACATGCACTACCTGAACGAGGTTGTAAACATCGCTCGTTCGGCCCTACGTGGCGTTGCTGAAAACATGACGACCATGACGGAGGCGACCAAGGCTGGCAAGGTCTACCACGTCTCTGCCGCCGATGTGATTTCTCACCTCAGCGAAACTGTGGCTTTCTACAGCATCCACAGCCGAAGCACTGGCGGTGAGACCATGACTATCAGCGATGCTGCTGGTAGGCTTACTCATCTCACTCGGGTTGCTGGTGAGACCATGTACTACTACGACACCACAAGCCGTGTCGTCATTTACCGGACCATTCGTGTTTGGAATGGCACTCGCTGGGTGCCCGCAATCGCCCGTGTCTGGGATGGCTCGCAGTGGGCCATCACCAAGCCGCACAACTACACCGACCAAGGATGGAGCAACTAATGGCTTTTACCGCCGTTGAGGTCTTAGGGACCATTCAGAACGCCTCAGGAAGCCCGGCTGCCAATGCTGTGGTGCAGTTCACCCTGACCGCCTCCATCGTGGACACCACGACGGGAATCACCATCACCCCGGTGCCCCAGACGGCCACCACCGACTCCAACGGCGACTTTAGCATTACGCTGGTTGCCACTGACGATGCCAATACTAAGCCGAGCGGTCAGGCTTACCGTTGCGAGGTGCAGGTTCCGGGCGGGATTGTTTCTGGCGTCTACGGACACGGGACCAAGTTTCCAAGGTTCTACTTCCCGCTGCCCAGTTCTGCTGCTCCGCAGGTGAACCTCGTTCAACTGATTTCCCAGTACACGTTGCCCTCCTACACGGGCCCCGGTTTCCAGCCCGGCTACTACGACCAGACGACCGCTATGGCCGAAACCCTTCCTCGCCGGTTCGCCGTGAACTCGCAACTCCCGCTTTCGGGCAGCCTGTACATTTCTTACTTCACCCCCGGATGGGACGTGACCGTGAGCCACCTCGGCCCCGCCGTCACTGGTGCTGCTTCTGGCACGACTATGGCCAACATTGGGCTCTACTCTGCCGACAGCAGTGACAACTTGACTTTGATTGCATCAACTGGCAACATCACTTCGATGTTCAATAGCATCGGCCTCGTTTCGGCAACGCTTTCACAGAGCGTTGTGCTTCATGCCGGGCAGCGATACGCCGTGGGAATCCTCTGGGCGGGCTCTGTGGCCCCTACGCTGGCTTCTGAGACCATTTCACTGGGTTCCCTGCCTCCTCGGATTACGGGAAGCATTAGCAGCCAAGTGATTCTCCCATCTGCGGTGACGGCCAGCAACCTTGGCCCAACCCCGGCCTCCTTGTGGGTGAGGCTGACTTAGTGTACAATCGTTCGGTCAACGCTATGAAAGGAGCAGCGTGGCCGGAGTAGACATTTCTGAGTTCCTCAAGCCAGATGGGTGCCCTGTCGCCCGGCTTGAGTTAAACGACGAGCAGCGGTCTAAGGTAGACACTGCTATGTCGTTGTCCAATGATGTTGTTTCTAACGCCACGGTACGCCGTGTGCTGATGAACTGGGGATTCCGCATTAGCCGTGATTCAATCTCGGCTCACCGGAAGAAGGAGTGTACCTGTGCCTGACATTAACGAGTTCGTTAATCCAGAGAAGAAGAAAAAGGAAGTCCTCGGCAAGTTGGCCGAACTTCTTGAGCGCAACAGCATTGACGTTGAGGACATTGGCCGTATCGCCAAGGTCAACGTCTGGCAGGGCTTCCACAAGGACGAAGAGGGTGATGCTCAGGTCGTGGACCTCGTTGGCGTGACCCTTTCTCCTTCGTGGGAGGAGGGTCCACAGTGGCCCGTCGTGCAACAGGCGCAGCCCACCAAGATTACCTACCGCCCCACGCCCAAGGCTCCGACGAAGAAGACTTACAAGCGCACCGTACTTCTTCCCGACCCGCAGATTGGCTACCTTCGCATGGACGACGGCACGCTCATCCCGATGCACGATGAGGATGCCATGGACGTTGCCATTCAGGTGCTTGGCTACATCAAGCCAGACCGTGTGGTGAACCTCGGTGACTACCTTGACGCCTCCGAGTGGTCGTCTAAGTTTGTGGTTTACCCCGAGTTTGTGCTGACCACCCAGCCCGCTCTGGACCGTGGGCACGAGTTCCTCGCCCAGCAGCGTGCTCAGGTCGGTCCCGATGCACAGATTGACCTTCTCGGTGGTAACCACGACAACCGAATTGAGATTGCGATTACTAAGAACAGCATGGCGGCGATGCGTCTCCGTCAGGCAAACCGTCCAGCGTCTTGGCCGGTGCTCTCGCTCCCCTTCCTAATGCGTCTGGAAGAGTTGGGCGTGACGTACACGGGAGCGTACCCAGCGGGTCGTATCAAGTTGGCCGAGGCGCACGGCGAACAGACGCCCCTGTACGCCCTCCACGGCGAGAAGTTGGACATGAAGAAGCAGGCCACCAGTGAGCGTCAGAGCACGGTGCAGGGTCACACTCACCACGTCTCTTGTCACATGGAGACCTACGAGTACGATGGCAACCCGCAGCAGGTCCAGTCTTGGTCCCTTGGTTGCCTTTGCCGGATTGACGGTGCGGTCCCGTCAACCAAGGGTGGCACCGACGAGTTCGGTCGCCCATATAAGCGTACCGAGTCATGGCAGCACGCAATGGCTGTCGTGACCGAAACCGAGCACGGGTGGTGGGTTGAGCCTATCCTCATCCACGAGGGACGTGCTTTCTACAAGGATAGGGAATTCGTTGCGAGTTCCATTGAGAAGGCCACGGCGAAGCCCAAGGGTAAGCAGCGCTAAACCTTTGATGCCCGCTGCCCGAGCAATGGAAACTATCGCAACCGCTGTTGAGCGGGTGGTTGCCCTATGTCTAAAGAGTATTGGACTGTGAAAGAAAGCATCGCTATCGCCGCTGAGATGCGGAAGCGTCATCCCGATATGCAGTTTGATGCCTGTCGGCTATGCGGCAAGTGGTGCGTAAGTAACTTAGGTCTAGGTGAGTTCCACCCAACTTGCTGGGATAAGCCTGCTGCTAGGAAGATGCGTCTGGCCGACAAGGCCAAGGCGCAGCCGTCACTCGGTCTCTAAAGCCTTTCGCTTCTTGCGTAATTCGGCACGTCGCTGACTGCGACGAATGTCGGAGGCACGCAAGGGGGTCGGCGGAGCATCGCCGATAATTTCCTTCCAAGCCTGCTCTCCGCTTACGCCACCCTCCATCCAGCGAAGTCTTTGACGGGAACTTGTACCTCCCCAAACCCCCACACGCTCGTTGTTGTCAACGGCATAGATTAGGCAATCACGCCTTACGGCACAGCCCTCGCAAATAGCGAGGGCCTTTTTTAGGTCTTGGGCCTTTCCCTGTCCCGGGTGGAACAGGTTAGCATCCATGCCCTTGCACGACGCTCCAGCAAAGAAAGTCGGCTGCTGACGCTGAATAAACTGAAACAGGTCAAAGTTACCATTAAAAAATCCGGTGGTCATAGGTCCCCCTCTGCGGTTGACTCACCTTATCACATAACCATCCGGAATGAACTCCTGTCGGACTCGGGGCTGACGCAAGCCGCTCCGGTGGAACCGACGACGCTTGGAGTCACGATTGTCGCTGTTGTACGGCTCGCCTGCCTCCCAAGCCTCCAGAGCGCCGATTTCCCCGATGATGTGAACACGGGGGTAGGGCTGGTCGGCGTTGGGCCGGGCAACCTGAGCCCAGATGACAAGGCGGTCCAACTCGGCGTCCTTGAGGTCAATCGGAACGTAGTCCGAGGAACGGCGACGCTTGACTTCCATTTCAGTCTCGCCACGGTAGAGGTCGGGCAGACCGGCATGAAGATAATGCTCGGTCGCATGCCAAATGCTTCCGTTCCAGAACGCACCGTAAGCCTTGGCTACGGCCACCTCCGCACGGCAAGCGTCAATGCTCGCAGCGCAGTTGTCTGCTTCCAAACGGTCCTTCTGGTACGACAGGCGGTCACCCTTGCCGACGTTGGCGTAGTGCCTTCTGGTCCCGACTAGCACCGCCATTTCGTCCTCGTAGGACGACAATGTAACAATGATACGAGGCTCAGCCACTCCGCAGAGCCTTCTTGGAGGTGTTGTTGGCCTTGCTTCGGTCCTGAATGCGGAAGCCACGCTGGGTAGGAGTGGTGTTGCCCCAGAAGCCGTCGTTCCGGTTCTTCTTCGCCTCGGCGTAGCACTCTTGGCTCACCGGGCAGGAGCCACAGGTCTCACGAACAATCGGGTCGTAGTTGGGGGCGACCCCATCACGAACTGGCTTGGGGAAGAAAAGATTTACGTCCATACCTTTGCAGGCTGCCTTGTCACGCCAATTTAGCATGAGTAGCCACCCCCAGCCCACGGGTTGAGACCGCTCTGCTGGTAGGCCCAGACGAACACTTGGTCCTGCTGGTAGGGCGAGGCCATCCACGCCCGGGGGGCGAACTGCCCACCGCCGTAGGCCAGCCACGAGGAGTCTAGGAACTGCCACGCACCAGAGGCCGTGGAGGAGGGGTTCTGAGCCTGATAATCGCCATGGCTCTCCCGATTCCTGATGCACAGGGCACGAGCCTGAACATCGCTCGGAAGGGCTGAAATGGGGCTATCAGCCGGGAACATGGGGCCTGATGGGGCCGGAACCGTAGTGGTCGTGACGGGGACCGGGACCGTAGTGGTGGTCACGGGCGGAGCCGTCGTGGTGGTAGTAGTTGCTGCCATTACCTTTCCAATTTGAATGTTGATTGCATCGTTTAATGTTTTGCTCGCTCCTGCCAACGCAGGGGCGGTACTCGGAGGCTTTTTCACCCCCGTCGGGTCGCCGCCCGCAGGGCCAGCGACGAGAAGACCTAGGACCGTAAGGACTAGGAACATAGATACGATAATGTATTTGCGACTGATACGCATAGGCACTCTCCTTCTTGCCGTCGAGTGGAACTTCCACTCTCTGTTGGGTTAGTCGGTGGCAATGGCTCTAGTCGCTCGTTCTACGACAGCCTAGCCGGTATGGGTCTAGGGGCTTCTCCTTCTGTTGATTGCTGCTACTGCTAGTCTACCACAGTATCGGGGTCGTCAAGTGTTTGACGGTTTCCCCTTTGTTTTTCTGTCTCTTGCCTGTTTCGGTCCCAAGTCTTCGGACCACGGTACTTGAGACGAGTCTCGTCATCAAGCCACCAATTCGGCGTTGCCGGAGTCGGAACTCCAGTGTTGTCCTCACTCACCTTCGCCCTCCAACACTTCAGCAAGGTGCCGATACGCCGAAGCAAGACGCAGGTGACGCTTGGCGTTCTTCTGCCTCCAGCCACAAGAACACTGGGCAAGGACATAGTTGTGGTCGTCGCCAATGTCTACGTTGTGATGTTCCGCTCGCATTTATGCTACCTTTCTAAGTGCGTAGAGCATTTCTCCCTTGACACGGAGTTGGCCGTTACGGCCGTGTCCCTGTCGGTGGGTGTCCAACAGTGTACACCCCTCCAAAACGAACTGCAAATCAAACAGGGTGGTGAGGTGCCAGTTGCTCACCAGCATACGCTCACCCTTGCGAATGTGGTCGGAAATGTTCAGCAGGAACATCCCCCCGACCTTCAGAACCCGGCTGGCTTCAGCCCACGCCTGAACATGAAATTCCTTGTACTCGGGTCCCCAGTAGAGCATGGCAGAACTGTCGTTGGAAAGGTCCCGGCCCAAGTAATGCTTGTAGGTGTGCCTCTTGGAGCCGTCCTTGGCATTGTGATGGTCCGCCATACGGTTTCCGTAGGTGGGGCTGGTCACGATTGCGTCAAAGAAGTTGTCACGGAATGGCAGGTCCAAGGCGTTGCCAACGTCGCTGCGTGGGTGCTGGTTAGCCCACTCAGGCTCCAACTCAATCCCGTAGGTGTCAATCCCGAACTGGTCGTGCAGGGCGTGGATGTTGCCCACCCCAGCAAACGGGTCAAGGACCTTGAAGTTCTCTGGTTCGGCTTCGGGCGTATTAATCTTAGCCTCTTGCCAGATGAAGTCGCTAATCGCCACCTTGATGGATGGGCTGTACTTCGCCGGGTGTGGGATGGTCATGCTAGTCCTCGTCCTCCCACGACCACTTACGAAAGCCACGGTCGTGAGCCTCTTGCGGGTTATCTGTAATCTTGGTGTGACAGGTGCGACACACGGCCATGTAGTTGTTCTTCTTCCCACCGACAATCTTACCACCCTGCGAACGAGGCAAAACCTCGTGAACATCTACCGCACCAAAGGTGCAGTCATTGTCCCAGTGGGCCTGACAGTAGGGATTGTCAATCAGAAACTTCTCCACAAAGACTCGTCGCTCCTTGTAGATTGCACTCATCTTTGCTGACCGTTTCTTAATCGTCTTCTTGCCACCAAGCCCTTGAGCACTGCTCAGGGGCTTTTTTGTCTTTAGGGGCGAGCCACGCTTGAGGCCTGTCTTAGCCTGAAGGGGCTTACGTCGCTCCACTAGAGGTAATAGAAACGAAGTTGCTCCTCAAGGATGGCACGCTGGCGGTGAGCCTCGGCGAGTGCACGCCTCAGGTTGCCAACCTCCCGAATGAGGTTCAACTTCTCCATTTCCAGTTGGTGAAGATACTCCGACATATTATCTTCGTACACTGGTTATCCTCCTGCTTCTCGGTGCGAGGCCATGAGGCTTCGCAGGGCTTCTAGTCGTGAACGCACGGACATAAGTGCCTGCCTAGTGGCATCGTGCTTTGCACGGGCAGCCTCGTAAGCACGCTTCTCGGTCTCGGTGCCCACGGTTGCAAGGTCCTCGGCCAAGTCAGCCGTCATCTTGCGACCCTCGTAGTCTCCGCCCGAACGGGCCGTGAGCCTCGCCTTGGCGAAGGCGATTTTAAACTCCGCCTCCGCCGTGGCGAACTCATCGGCCGTCGTTGCGTACTCGCTAGTGAGGTCATCCATCTTATTGATGGAATCCCTCATAGCACCCTCAATGCGTAGATAACTAAGGGGCTCCGAGTGCGTCATGGACTAGAACTCCTCCATGCCGGGGTCGTAGGCCGGAGGCTCGGGCATCGGCTCGGAAGCCGGGGCACCGCCGTTCTCACGCTGCTTCAGTGCGTCAATCAGCACACGAGCCTGCGCCGAGGTGAGGTCCTCAATGGCACCCACACGGACACCACAGACAACCTCAATCTCGTCGAACATACGAGCGTCGTCCCAGCCGAGACCACGGTGTGAGATAGCCCAAACAGCCTTAGCCTGCTTGTCGCTGATACCCCCACCGGCCCTCGGGGCTGCCGGGGCGCTGGCCGGGCGACCAGCAGCGCTGGCCACCTTGTTGGCGAGGTTGCCGCCACTCTGCTGCGGGGCAGGAGCAGACTGGGTGTAACCACCCTGCTCAAAGTGGTCAGCATCGCCGTCGTCCACCGCAACCGGGAGCCAGAAGGTCTGGTTGTAGAAGTACTTGGCAGCAGCGGAGAGCGCCTTGTTCATCGCCTTGTCTGCCGTGTCGTTGGCCTCGCCAACCATAACAGCGTCAATGCTGTCACCGGCAGGACCGGTAATGGTGTACTTCACCTCAACGGTGCAGAAGCGAGCGATGGTCGCACGGCCCTGACCGTTGATGCCCTCACGGTTCTCCGACTTGTGGGAGATAATCCGGGGGATGATGGTTACGCCGTGACGAATCAGAGCGGGCTGAATCGCTGCCACGATTGCGTCAATGCCACGGAACTTGTAGCCCTGACCGGTGTTCACGCTGTCTTTACCGACGGCACCGACGTCCTCCATGACGTTGATGATTGCCTGATTGACAGTTGGGGTATCGCTGGTACTCATGTTTATCCTTTCGTTAGGTCTCTAAGATGGTACACCGAACATCTGTCCGGTGTCAAGCACCGGCAGGTGCCTTGCGGAGCGTGCGTGCTCCCGGGCGAGTCTTGAGGAAGTTGGCGTAGACCTCGGGGGCCTCGGCCTTGAGGCGAGCGGTGTCCACGCTCTCCACATCCTTGCCGGTCTTGTAGGTGAACAGGGGCGTGCCGTTGGAAAGCCCAATCTCGGCATCGCCGACCATGGACAGAATCAGCGCACGCTTCTCCTTGCGAACCTTGTCAGCAGCCTCGGCCTCGGCCTTGGCAGACTGAAACTCGTCCCAAGCGATAAGCAGAGCCGACCCACCGTCGTACTCCTTGCCCGGCTCGGAGCGCCCGTACTGCTCGGAAAGAGCAGACTCGGTGGCATCCGTGCCGTCCACCGCAGGGGGCTGACCACTGGTAACGAGGTCCCAGAACTGACCTTCGGCAGCGACGAGGTTCTCAGCGAGGTCGTCGTCCCACTCCGGCTCACGGACCACAAGGCCCTGACCGGCGAGGAGGGCAGCGAAGACGATGCTGTGAACGCCCGTGACTACGCCGTAGTGAACGGTCTGCAACTGGTAGGACTCGGGAATCCCGTCGTTCTTCCACTGGTGAGCCGTGCCCGGGGAGGCGATGCCCGTAGTCTTAATCTCCAAGATGGAGAGGATGCCTTCGGGTGCCTCGCTGGAACGCCACTCGGTAACCTGACCGGCTGGGAACTGCTCGCTGGGCTCAACAATCCAGTTGTCCACGTTAGCGAACATGAACGAGTGGACGGTGGAACGAATCAGCACCGGCCACGAGACAATGGCCTTGTTGTGGTCCTCGGCGTAAGCAGCAGCCACGACCGGCTCAAGACGGTGGCCCCACTTGGCGGCGTCTCCGGCAAAGTCACGGCCCACGAGTCGAGACTTCTCGGCCCAGAGGGCGTAAGGCGACTTGTACTTGTTCACGCCACAGATGGTGCCAGCATCAGAACCGCCAATGCCCTCCTCACGGAGAGTAAGCCACTGGTCCTCGGTGAGGTCCCAGACAGGGATGATTTCTACGTTTTCCATTATTTGTGCTCCTTTACTTGACACGGATACTGCGTGCAACAGCATCCTCGTACATCAGTTTACCACTATCCCGCAGTTGTCTGCAAATTTGAAACAGACCCCCGACCGAGAGGCCGGTCATGCTGGCAAGGTCACGGAAACTTGGGCCATACGCATGACCCTTGTACCACTCCTCAACGGCGTTCAGCACCACGGACTCGTTGTGACTCTTGGCATCAAGACGGCTCGCCATCGCTGACCTCCCCCTTGGTGCTTTCAAGGACGTGGCGGTAAACCTCGTCGTACATGGCCTGATTCTCACGGAGGCTGGCCTTAGCCTTCTCACGGCCCTGACCAATCTGCTCGCCCTCGTAGTAGAACCACGCACCGGACTTCTTGATAACGTCGGCCTCAAGAGCACAGTCAAGCAACGCACCTTCCTTGGTCACGCCGACACCGTACTCAAGGTCAAACTCACACTGCTTCAAGGGCGGTGCCAACTTGTTCTTGACAACCTTGACTCGGGTGCGGTTGGCTGTAGCCTCGTCACCCTGCTTGATGGTCTGGATGCGACGAATGTCAAGACGCACCGACGAGTAGTAGGGCAGGGCCTTACCACCGGGGGTGTATTCACTCGGGCCGTACATCTTGCCGATGCTCTCACGGAGTTGGTTGATGAAGATAACCAGAGTGTTGCTTCGGCTCACGATGCCGGTCATCTTACGAAGCGCCTGTGACATGAGCCGGGGCTGAAGGCCAACGTGAGCATCGCCCATCTCTCCCTCAATCTCAGCACGAGGCACCAGCGCAGCCACGGAGTCAATGATGACGATGGCTACCTTGCCGGAGCCGACGAGCGTTAGGGCAATCTCAAGGCCCTGCTCGGCATTGTCGGGCTGGGCGAAGATGAGTTCGTCAAGGTTCACCCCAATTGCCTTGGCATAGATGGGGTCGAAGGCGTGCTCTGCATCCACATAGGCGCAGGCCTCACCGTTCTTCTGGGCCTCAGCGATGGCATGGAGAGCCAGCGTGGACTTACCCGAAGACGGCGGGCCGTAGAACTCTACGATGCGCCCACGGGGGAGACCCCCGGTCCCGAGTGCGAGGTCAAGCGGGAGGATGCCCGTAGGCGTAACCTCACATGCAACCTGACCCTCGGCACCAAGACGCATTACTGCGCCGTCACCGAACTTCTTGTTGATTTCGTTTAGAACACTGTCCAGCGAATCGCCGAACGGGTCTTTGGCCTTTGCCATAATTCCTCCTTCGTCGGAGACAATGGTACACGAACGAAAGTTCACTTGTCAAGCACCTCAGAACTTGACGCCGACTTGACGACAGGTGTAGGCTGTCGCCATGAGAATTTCCATACCCCAAAACAAGGCATGGGTGAACGAGGACCGAATCTTCGTCGCCTACAAGTACAACAAGGAGTTCGTGGAGGACTGCAAGATGATTCCGGGCCGGAAGTGGCACGGGAGCACAAAGACCAACTCCTTCCCGCTGTCCTCTATTCGCATGGTCCGTGACCTCATTGAGAGGTACGGCGTTGAGCCCACGGCGCAGTTGATGCTGCTTCCTGACGTGGACCCTCACGCTGCGACGATTGTCCAGAACGGCGTGAGCGGAGACGGCAGCAAACTGTTCATCCGTTTCCCCTATGACCCCGACCTTATTCGCAGGCTCCGCAGCAGCGTGCCCGCTGTCAGTTGGAATCCGATTGGTCGGTATTGGGAGACCTCCATCAACAACGCTGTTGAGGCTGTGACCTTCGCCAAGAAGGAGCACCTCGCTATTGACCCCTACGTTGAGAGTGGCATCAAGGACATTATCCAGAGCGCCGAGCAAATGCGTGAGGCCTCCTCTGCCTTAGAGGGCGACATTGAGATTGAGGGTCTGGCCCAAGAACTCATGCCCTATCAGAAGGCCGGGGTGCTTTACCTGAAGCAGGCTCGCCGTGCAATTCTTGGCGACCAGCCGGGTCTCGGCAAGACGGTGCAGGCCCTCGCCACGCTGGCGTCGGAGCACTCGTTCCCTGCCGTGGTGGTCTGCCCCAACACCCTCAAGTTGAACTGGGAGCGAGAGGCCAACAAGTTTTTCCCGGGACTGACCGTTCAGGTTCTCAACGGAACCAAGGCCGAGAAGATTCCAAAGTGTGACCTCATTGTCATCAACTACGACATTCTTCACACCCGTTTGGACGACATTCGGGAGCACGGGTTTGTGTCCTTGGTTGCCGACGAGAGTCATGCAATCAAGAACGGTGAGCGATTCTTTGTCTGCCCGCTTTGCAACAAGAAGGTCCGCAGTAACCAGAAGAACTGCGGCAACTGCCTGTCGCCGATTACCCCCAAGGAGCAGTGGACCGTTAAGCGTGCCGGTGCTGTCATGGCTTTGGCTAGCGAAGTGCCCGAAGATGGATTCGTAATTCTACTTACGGGTACTCCGATTACTAACCGCCCCATGGAACTTGCAACGCAGTTGGAGGCGATTGGCAGGCTGCACAACTTCGGTGGCCGCTGGCGTTTCAAGCAGAGGTACGCACCCAAGAAGAACTTGGCGACCAACACCAAGGAGTTGAACGACAAGATGCGTTCGTTCTGCTTCGTCCGTCGTATCAAGCAGGATGTTTACGGCGAACTGCCACCGCTTCGCAACGCCGTTCAGTTGGTCTCCCCGGAGCCTGCTGCTGCCGCTTGGTACGCACAGGTCGAGGCCGATGTGGTGGAGTACCTTGCTACCCGTGCCAAGCAACTGGCCGAGGAAGAGGGTTCCGACGGCTCTGCTGCGTATTGGGAGAAGAAGATGCGTGCCGAGGCTGCCGAGCACCTCGTTCGTATCACCGTGCTCCGTGACGCTGTTTCCAAGATTAAGTTTGATGCCATTACCAAGTGGCTTGACAACTTCTTGGAGTCCGGCGACGGCGAGAAGGTCATTGTCTTTGCCGAGCACATTGACTTCGTGGAGAAGATTTCTGCTCGCTACGGCGATATGGCTGTGAAGATTCGTGGTGGGGTTTCCGTCACTGACCGTCAGGCTGCCGTGGACCGTTTCCAGACTGACCCGACCTGCCGGGTGTTCGTGGGCAACATGGCTGCTGCCTCCGAGGGTCTTACCCTCACGGCTGCTTCTGACGTGGTGTTCTGCGAGTTGGCTTGGACCCCGGCGATGCACGAGCAGTGCGCCTCCCGAGCGTGGGGACGAATCAACGACATGCACGGTTGTACGGCGTGGTATCTTCTCGCCCCCAACACGATTGACTTGGACATGTACGACCTGTTGGAGAACAAGAAGAAGATTGTTGCTGCCGTCACAGACGGCGTAGAACCCGGCGTTGAGGACCAAGGCAGCGTTCTCGGCTCATTGCTGGTACAATTGGCTAGGAGGGGTCAAGATGGAAAGTAATTACAGCAGCGTTGGGGTCGGTGACCTCACCATCGTCGCAGACGTGGCGTGGGACAAGAGTGTCCCGGTTCCACTGTGGATTCTGTCACACGACGAACTGTCGGACCGTGCCGTGAGGCTCTGGGGCTTCCTTCGGGCTGCCGTCAGCGAGGAGGTTCGCCTCCCCGGGTCGTCTCATGCTGCCCTAGCGAGCCTGCTCTCGGTCAGCACCCGTTCAACCCGCAACGCCGTGTATGAACTCCGTGATGCTGGGGCTATCCGCATCGTCCCGCAGTATCAGGACGGCAAGCAGTTGAGCAACATCTACTACCTCTGGCCTGCCGTGCCGGGTCGTGAGGCCCAAAAGCCCCGTGAAAATGGGGGTGTTGAGGGTGTGGAGACCACTTTCGTCAGCAATGGCAGGGGTGGCAGTATTTTGCCACCCCAAGAGACCAGTAATAATGGGGTTTCCGACCCAGAACCCAGTGAAAATGGGGGTGGCAGCATTTTGCCACCCGTTAGTAATACTAATACTTTAAAGAATACCGGCAATGGAACGGCAAAGCGGGAGCGTCAGCAGTACCCCGACGAGTTCAACGACCTGTGGAAGGTGTATCCACGCAAGTTGAACAAGGGTGGAGCGTACAAGTCCTACCTCGCAACCCTGAAGCGTGGCGTTCCCCACGGCGACCTCATGGCTTCGGCTGTTGCCTACGCTGCTGCCCGTAAGGGTGAGAGCGAGCAGTACACGATGCACGGAGCCACGTTCTTTGGGCCGAACGAGCGTTGGAGGGACTTCCTCCCGGCTGACAAGGCCCCGGAGTTTGACCGTGTAGCAGCCATGATTTACGATGATTGGGATGAGTACGGGTACTACATTGACCCAGACACGGGTGAGGAAAGCCACCAGAACCCCGTCATTGGGGGCTACATTCGCCCCTGCGGGCCTGACGGGACCTTTGTGGGGGCTGATGGCTCAACCTACGCTCTGGACGCACAGGGAGCCCGTCAGCGGGCCGATTACTGGAACTAGGTCGGTCCAAGGATGAAATACTTGAACTTTGAACAGATGTTTGGTATGATGGGCCTCGAAAGGAGCAATTTTGTCTGGTATTCCGTTTGATATTGACGCCGAAAAGGGTATTTTGGCTGCTGTGATGATGCGTCCGGAGCGCATTCTGGAGCAGGCTCCCGACCTCTCGGGTAAGGACTTCTACAACCCCGTTTACGGGCGAGTATGGGATTCCTTCAGGGAAATGTGGGACAAGGAGGGCCTCCGCACGATTGATGCCGTGGTTCTGGCTGATGCCGTGGATAACGCCGTGACCCCCGCCGACCTTGTGGTCATCATGGCCGAGGGTGTTGTAGCCCAGCGTACTCACGTTGAAATCGTGCTGAAGCACTCCGCTGCCCGAAACATCATGGAGCGCATGAAGGAAGGCCTTGGGAACCTCTCCGAGGGTGGCGACCCCTACGAAGAAATGAACGACCTTGACAAGTTCTTCTCCAGCGTTGGCTCGCTTTCTGGCACCCAGCAGGAGAGTGTGACCCTGTGGGAAATGGCCGACAACGCCGAGGCTTTGGCTCCGGTAGTTATCCCGACCATGATGCATCAGGACTACCGAACCATCATCGTTGCCGAGGAAGGCACGGGTAAGTCGCTCATCCTGCGTACCATCGCACAGGCAGCAGCACAGGGACGTCACCCGTTCTCTCACCTGCCGTTCAAGCCGGTCCGAGCGCTCGTGGTGGACCTTGAGAACCCAGCACAGGCCATTCTCCAGACCGGTGAGATTCTTGAGCGCCGACTCATGCTGGCTGCCGGTGAGCAGTACGACCCCGAGCGCCTGCGATTTTTCCGTCGCCCCGGTGGTATGAACATCAGGAACCTCCAAGACAAGGCTGACCTTCAGCGAGAAATTGCCTACCACCGCCCCGAACTTGTCTGCATTGGACCCATCTACAAGATGTACCGTCGCACCTCCGGAGAATCCTACGAAGACAGCGCTGACGAGGCCATGGCTGTCCTTGACGAATTGCGTACCAAGTACGAGTTCGCCCTCGTCATGGAGCACCACGCCGCCAAGGGAAAGAGCGGAGAGACCCGTGACCTGTCCCCGATGGGTTCCCAGCGTTGGATGGCTTGGCCCGAAATCGGTATCAGTCTCTACAAGGACAAGAATGACCCGACCACGCTGAACGTCCGTCGCTACCGTGGCGACCGCTTGACCGGCGTAGCGTGGCCTGATAGGATTGTTCGCAACAACAGCGGGTGGCTCGTGGACGGTGTTTGGGACAACGGCTACCCGACGTGGGAGCAGTAAAGGAGTAAGCATGAGTGCGTTCACTTGGAATTATCGCATGATGAGGTTAGAAGATAACACTCTCGCTCTGGGCGAAGTTTATTACGACGAGGAGGGTTCTCCCGTCGGGTATGTGGAGGCACCCATGAGTCCAATGGGTGACAACTTTGAGGAACTCCTGAATGACATTCGTCTCATGCACCTAGCCCTTCAGAAGCCAATCTTTCTTCCCGGCGAAATCAAGCCGTCCATAAGCCTGACGGATGCTCTGAGTTTCCTTGACGAGCCAGAAGTAAAGTTTCCCTCTGGTCCTAACATCACTTGGGGCAAGTCTATGAGAGCGTTGTTGAGGAAGAAGAACAAGTGACCTTGTACGCCTGTCCGAAGTGTGGCAAGTGGAGTGCTCATCGTGGCACCTGCGACTCCTGCCTCAAGGCTCGAAACCCGCATTGCAACCGCACGCCTTGTTTTACTTGCGGTCGGTACAACACGCCCGAGTCGGCGCAGCCTAAGGTCAGGCCCATTGTGTCGCTTGGTCAAGCGGTGCGTGAGTTCATAGATGCTCGTGGCATCGGTAACGAGTTGCAAGCCAAGGACAACATGATAGCCGCCTTAGAGGCGTGGGAAGCAGAGGAGGGCAACAATGCCTAAGAAGACACCGAGTTCAATGGCTGCCATGAAGATTGGCCGCAAACGTTACATGGAGGAGCGAGAGCGTCACCGTGAGAAGTTGCGTCGCCGTCGTGAGGCCGAGCAGCCTACGACCCCAGAGGGCGAGCAGTGAGTAAGCGGTCCGAGGACACTATGCCATACTTGGGCTGGTCGTGCTCGTCGTGTGGAGAAACCTTCGTCCGGCAGTACGGTCATTTCATGCGGGGTGAGCGGTTCTGCGACGAGTGTGCAGGAATCGTGTCTGTCCCGGAGAACACGAAACAGCCCGACACCGTGACCATCACCATCAGCCGACGGGATGCGGAGCGTTTCACGGAAGCCTATTGGGACCCCGACAAAGAGTGCGACTGTGCAGGTTGCCAAGTTGTCCCAGTGATTCGAGCAACACTAGAGGGGGAGAAGTGAAGAACCGTATTGAATTGACGTTGATGTTGGCATTGCTGGTAGCAACTTGCCTATGCAGGAACTATGCCGTTTCGTTTGTAACCGGCGTGGTATTGCTCGGCCTCAACTACGACTTTTACCGCAGGAATAAGGGGAACAGTGGTGAGTGACTTTGCCCGCTTTGGGAATGAAAGCAACATGGAAACAGATGTTGAGGTTGGCTGTGCAGTTCGTGTCTATCGCCACGCTGAGGATTGCAAGGGCAGCGACTACGAACTCAACTGCGACTGCGACACCGTGACCATCACCATCGGACGAAAGACCGCAGAAGATTTCATTGCCGCACGATATGGCGACGATTCGCTTTACTGCGCCGAGGTCACAATTAGTCACGCTATCCGAGCAGCACTAGAGGGGGAGCGATGAGCATCGGGCATATCTGTTGGTGTCGTGGATGCCAAAGCGAGCAACCGTGCGTGGTGTACGGAGTGCCCGAGCGGCCCGACACCGTGACCATCACCATCAGCCGAGAGGATGCAGAAGCGTTTGGTCGCTGCGACCCCGTAACCGGACCCAGAACCCGTATCGCTAACGCCTGCAACGCAGCCCTAGCAGCCTTAGAGGGGGAGAAGTGATTTACCCAGAGATTTTGGTTCTTGTCGTCGGCCTCATTGTGTTCCTCGGAGTGCTGGGGTGGAACATCGTCCACGACGACCCCGACGAGTTTGACAATCTACCCGATGAGGAGAGCAAGTGATTAAGTGGTTTAGACGTTGGAGGACTATCGGCTACCGAGACCTTTACGACCTTCATTTTGGCAATCAGTTTCACGATGGCTGCCAACAGCAACTTGATTTCGCCTACGACCTTGCCCATCATTGGCATGAGGTCAGTTCCAGTGGCAAGGACAAGTAATGATTGAGACGATGATTGAGCAGTTAAAGCACGAGCGCGACACCTACCGCGAGTATTTCCTTGCATGGCAGGAAAACGGCTACCTCTGCAACGCAGTAGGGGTTTCCACCGCCGAGTTTCAGGCAAACAATGCTCGGGTGAACTTGGCAGAGGCAGCGTGTTTTGCGTTGGACGGTGGCGACATTGTTCAGCGTCTCCGCAATCGTGCTTGCCCCGCTGGCGAACCTCACACCAGCGACACTCCCGAGCACGACCATGGCCACACCGATTGCTGGCTTTACCACACGGCTGCTGACGAGATTGAGAACCTGCGTCAGGCCATCAAGTCTCTCGTGAAGTCCAAGAAAGATGAGGAGTTGTATTTCTAATGAGCACCATCTACCCCGTTTGCAGGAAGCACCTCAAGTGGGCACCATGTCTTGTCAAGAGTGACCACGAGGCCGATTGCGTCGTTGTGAGCAACAATGATTATGCCGAGGACGTTATCAAGCGCTTTCACGCTGGTCGCCTTACCCGCACCGAAGCCGAGGAAATGCTGGTGTGAGAACGGTTGAAGTGGAGGGCGTGACCCTCCCCAACCACCCGTTCAAGTGTAAGCCCGAGCACGAGGTCGCCATGGGCCGACTCATCCTGCTCTGGCGCAAGGTGCTTAACGCTCCGAACTACAACGCCGTCCTGCCACGGGCTAACGCTTGGTGGGCAGAACTATGGAACGAAGCGTACCGCCTAGGTTTCTCGCCCCGGGGCGAAGGCTACACGGACGCTCCGTTCCCCATGATTACCTTCAGTGCCGAGTTGCCTCACCTTGTTGTGGGGCAGTACGAGTATTCCACCATCAAGGTTCTTCCGTTGGAGCCGATGAAAAAGATTAGCAAAGCGTACTATCGGCAGACCGCCAAGGATTGCCTAGTACAGACCATTCTTCACGAGTGCGTCCATGCGTTAGACGACTCCCGTGGTGTAGACTCTGGTGACCACAACAAGTGGTTTT